TGGTAGTGAAAGTCCTATATCTCAGCTTAGTGATAGTGTAACTTGGAAGACTACAGAGTTTGCCAAAGATGGAACCAACGTGACCTCACGCACAGGTATCATTATGGAACTGCCAATAGGTCCCAGAGGCACTGTAGCACGAAAACTATATAGAACCAGGAACCAAGGTTCAGACCTATTTTTCTGTTTAACTGTGTATGACAATACTACAGAAATTATTATTGATAGTTTGGAAGATGACCAGCTTGGTGCATCAGCTCCAAATCCAAGTGATAGTATTACATTTCCTGCAATAAATCCAAGATATGCTTGTAGTTTCCACAACAGACTTTTTGTTGATGGTGGTAAATCTGAGAGCAGTAAAATATATTTTTCTAACGCTTTACAAATTGACAGCTTCGGTGCATCACAGTTTTTTGATGTTGGCGGGCGTGACGGTGGTGACATAACCGGTCTCTATAATTATTATAACAATTTATTTGTTTTTAGAGAACGCGCTGTTGATGTAATTAGACAAGACCAAAGTGGTAATTTTATTATAACTCCATTTGTAATGGGTGTTGGTTGTGTGTCGCACGCGACAATACAGGTGACACCAAACTTCGGTCTTGTCTTCTTAGCGGAAGATGGTGTATATAGTATCAAAGGTAACTTTGCAGGTTCTGAATTACAACTTATAAAGATGAGCAAAGGTGTTGATTTTATGGTAGAAGCTTTCAGTCGTAGTGGAACAAAGAAAGCTTTTGCAACATATTGGCCAGAGAAAAGAGAATACTGGTTAAATGCTGCTGACTATGGTGACAACCAAATAAATATTGGTTTAGTTATACACGAAAATGGTGGCATATCTGTAAGAGATAGGTGGCCAATGTCTTGTGGCACTATTGATTATGATGGCAACTTTATCTTTGGACACCAGTTTGGTAATGCAAGTCAGTTTAATTCTTTACCAGAAGGCACTGAAGTTGGTAATGGTTTGATGGCAATAAGTGCAACACGTCAGGCAGGTTACCAAACAATTGGTGCAGATAGAGCTATACAAGATAACCTACCACTTGAAAGCTTGTTTAGAAGTAGATGGCACGACTTTGGCTATGGTGCAATAAAGAAACAAATACATTATCTTTACTTGTATTGTTACACGACTGGACAACAAGATGTAAATATTACATATTATCGCGATGGTGACTGGCACGTAGAAGATAGTAAAATAAATACACAAAGTGCAACAGTTAAAATGGAAAGAGCAGACCACAAAGACCAACCAAACTATGCTGCATCATCAACATCTACCGGTGACTTTCTTGCAAAGTGGGACCAAGATTTTGCACAAGAACCAATTCTTACAGAAATAAGAATACCTGTTGCAATGAAGAATGTAAGTAGTTTTGGTTTTGAATTATCAACATCAGCCAAGCTACATTTTATTGGTTATAGTATTGAATACACTCCAGTATCAACACAAACTATTAAGGGGAAAAGCTAATGGCATATAGGTGGAACAAGCGAAGCATAGAAGCAAACAGTATTGTAAATGGTCGAGAACTGGACATTAGTATAAATGATTTTATCGATGTAATGAATAATGCCATTGATAGAGAAAACATACCTCTTGGCTATGTGTCAGGAAGTATGGTTCAGGACACAGAAATAGCAGAATATTATGAAGATAAGTCTGTTGCCATTGATGAAGGCTTTTGTGGTAAGGACCTTAATTTTAATTCAGCAACTGCAACACATCCAAAAGGCAATGAAATATTTGGCTTACGTTACACAAACTCTGTAAATTTACGACAAGGTGGTAGCTGGATACAAGCAAAGAACGCGTCACTAAACGGACAATTTAAAGAAGGTATGCTTACAGTTGATTGGCGTTGCAAATCATATATTCCAAAATACAGAACATTTAGAAAACAAACCGGTTCTACAGTTGTTGCACCAAAATTTGTGCAATGGCAAATAAGATATAATGGTAATGTTGTATATGAAAGTGGTGCAATGTTTGAGCAGTGGAATAATGTGCATTGCACAACAACATTTCCAGTAGCTACAGGACAAGGACAAGTTGATATATACTACCTCATACCAGAACTTATAGATGACGACCAAAACCAAGTTGTATTTTACTTCTTTGGTGGCCAACTAACAGCGATGAACAGGAAACGATAATGCCAAAAATAAGTAAAGTCAGCAATAACTGGCCAGAAAATCCAATAGTAGAAGCAGCAACTTACAATACAATATATTCAGAATTAGCAACAGTTAGTGCTGGTATTGGAGATGGTAACGTAAGGACTGAGGGTATTGATACAAGAAACATTATGGAAGACCCTTTAGTTGTATTCAGGGGAACGCAATATAATGGTTACGAAGGCTCCTTGGGCGCCTCACCTATACCTGCAGCAACTAACTACGGTAATTTTGCAGATGATGCAACAAAAGAAAGCGAAATCAATCACAATAGTGGTGGTTTTACATCAACAGTTCCAGGACAAGGCACAAAATTAATAATTGGTGATGGAACTGCAGGCATTACTTTGGCTGCTGGTGATATCGTAAGGTTAAGTTGGCAAGTGCAAGTATGGAAAGTGCGAAGCAATACAAATACTACAGGTAATGTTGCATCACTTAATATGCACGCTTCAGACTTGGTAACAGTTGCAGCAAGAAGCGACACTGCTACAGATGGTAGTGGTATTGGTGAATGGTGTTATTTGATTTATCCAAAGGTAAATACAACAAGTAATGCATTAACAGATAGCGACTTTGGCACAATTTCTGCAAAGAACTTATATTATGCAACAGTTGCTGACCCTGGTGGTGCAACAGTAGGTATGGGTAACGGCTTGTTAATGGCTGGTTCTTCATTTGACCATTGTTCTGTTGTTGATATGGCACTAATGACGCAAGGTGACAGCACAACAACCAGTGGTATGGTGTTTCAAGCAACTGGTGACAACAATGCATCATCAGGTGTAAGACGACCATATACAGTTACAGGTGGAATTACCTTAAAAGCAACACAAGCTATGACATTATTTGGTGTTCAGCTCTATACAAGTGGTGTTTGGCGTATGAATGTTGCAGGTAGTAATGCAAAATTATTCTTAGAAAACGTGGAATGCGACCCGGTAAATAACAGGTTTGGTGTTTCAATGACAGTTACATTAGCCAGCGCACAATTGGATGCAATGATAATGAGAGGAGTGACATCGTAATGCCAGTAGTTATACCAAATACATTTTCAGCAAACACAAACATAGAAGGACCAGAAGTCCAAGCAAATAATGATGCAATAAAAACTTGGTTGAATGGTGGCTTTCGTGCTGCACCTACAGATATGCTAACAAGTAAATGGATAAAAGCTTCTATGATTATGAATGGTTACTACAACGCCATAATTAATCAGTTTGAATTTACAACTGGTTTGGTGCAAGGTAATCCTGAGTTTCCTAAATTTAATCCAGGTGGTATGAGTGTAGCAATAGGTGATGCAAATGCAGATTTAACAGTTCCTACTTCTGGGTTTATACTTGTTCCACGCACTTCTTGCACATTTACATTAGAAGCAGACGCAAAAGTTCGCATATCAATTGTTTCAGAAATGTTTCCACTTGATGATGACACCGGTTCATATTCAGATGCAGGTAAATCAACAATGGTAGCATTATCAGTTGATGGAACAGTTCAAACTGCAACTAAGCATATCGCTCAGGCAATGATGGATGTTGGTGCGTCTGGAGGAACAGGCGATTTTATACCGGTATATGAAGGACAAAGACAGTTTCACAGCACAATTACGTTGGACCTTGCCAAAGGCGAACATACAATTGGACTGGCTGCTTGTAGCAATGAACAAATTACTTGGATAAGTAGATATTCATTATCACTTGAATGTTATTACTAATATATATATAAATAGGAGATAAATATGGAACCAATTACAATGCTGGCTATCGGAATGGGCGTAGGAGCTTTAGGTAAAGCTGCTTCAGCAGGTATTAGAGCCAGCCAAATATTTACAGAAGATGATGAAGAAAGGCTTGGAGAGTTAGAAAGACTACAAGATTTAAATGCATTAGGTTTAACAGAAGACGAAACAAAGGTTTTGACCGAGCAAATGCTTGACCCTGTTGCTGCAATGCAAGCACAAAGAAACTTACAAAGACGTGAAATAGCCTCTGCTGCAGACTTAGGTGCTGGTGCAGTTGCAAAGCAAATGATGCAAGAAGAAGAAATGGCTGCAAGGCAAGAAAGCGATGTAGCCAAAAATATATCTGCAATTAATCTTCAACAACAAAAACTACAAGAACAAGAGATACGCGACCTGAAGAAACGTAAAGAAATAGAAAACAAAGAAATGTTGGCTGCTGTTGTTGGTGGTTCTGCAGAGATTGCACAAATTGGTTTGACTGCAGGTGCAAAACAAAAGGAATTGAAAGAGCTTACCGGTCAAGCATCACAAATGTCAGCTGCACAACAAGCACAAATGAGACAACAAATGCAGCAGCAAAGATATATGCAACAATTCTACGGCGCACAAATGGACCCATTCTTTGGCTATTATCAATCTTATTACGGCCCACAATCAGGAACTCCTATTAATCCGTTCTTCCCAGGCTATGGATATCCACCAGGAGGAGCAAGATAATGGCTGAACCGACTTCACAATACTATATTTTTCAATATCAAGATACACATACGCAACGTTACAATATGATGTATCAACTGGCTTTGCAAGAATTACAAGCAGACTATACACAACGTGCTGCTATTAAAGAACAGCTCCAGAAAGAAAATGAAAAATTACTTGGCTACATTGGTAATCTTGAAAGAGACTTGACCGATTACATATCAGAAAAAGGTAAGCTTGGTAAAGCAGATGCTGATAAAGAACTTGCTTTGATGAGAATGTATGTTGATATTGAAAAGGCAAAAGCTACACAATCAGCACAAAAGCAAGCAAGAAAATTAGATGCACAAAGAATGGTGCAAGGCAAGTATGGTGTTCCAACAACTATGTCAAGAGCCATTGTGGGTGCTGATGATGCGATTGGAACAAGAGCAGCAGTTGCAACAAATGAAACACAACTTAGCACTTTAATTAAAGGTGAGGTTGGTAAAATTGTTGTTAGCAATCCTGGTAGTCCTTCAGCACTGGCAGCTGCACAAGAAACATACGCAAAAGTAAAAGATACAGCTGATAGAAAAGGTGTTGGTGGTTTCTTTAATGATGCAGAAATAAGAAGCTTTATATCAAGTCACTATGGTTTAGGTTCTTATACACCACCAAAATCAGGTAAGAAAGACAAGACAAAGCATCCAGACTTTCCTGTATTAGCTGACCCTCTTGATTACGACCTTGGACGTATTGAACAATATGAAGTAGATATAGAAGTTGGAAAACAATATGCTGCTACAGGTGGATTAACAGACCAAGCAAACCAAGTAAAAGGCAAGTTGGATGAAATACGTGGAACAGCAGAAGGTCAAGCATTATTGCAATCCACACTTGGCAGTCTTCGTGCAAGTGGTGACTATGGTATGCTTATCAGGTCACTTAGTGATGATGGCAAAGTAACAGAAGACGAGTATGCATTATTTACAGAAAGATTAACCGACAGCAAACAAACACCTGCTGCTGTTGTAGCGTATGATGCAATTAAAGATGGCTCAAGAATACAAGTTGATGGTAAAGAAGTTAAGCCTACAATTGATTTAAAATCTTTATCTATTGAAGAACAATTAATATTTGATGACCAATTCTTACGTAAGTTAGGAAACCTTGACAGTTCTGTTACAAGACAAGGTAAGGTGCAAAAGAAAATAGACACACCACTTGCAAGACCTACAGTAGAACAAGCAACACAACGTGCAAGAGAATTATATAATCCTATTAGAATGTCAGGCTCACCAGAAACTGGACAGACATTTACCCTAACTGACCCAAGAAGCGGTAAAGAATTTCAAGCAACTGCTGATGATATGATAAAAATGCAACAAGACTTTGAAAGAGTATTGGATGAAAATCCAGACTTTGAAAGAAACTTTTCAGTAATTGGTAGAGCACAAGAACTATCAGGTCGCATTAAGCCACCATCAAAAACTGCAGACCAAACAGGTGCTGAATATCTTGGTTACCAAATATATCAACAATACAAAGCAAATCCATCTGTATTTACACCAGCAGAAATAACTTCTTTGGCTTCACAACTTGGTGGTGACCAAACTAAAACAGATGCTATTCTTACAAATTTCCACGCATACAATATGCAAGCAGCAATGGCAGCAGAAGCACCACCAAGAGACACAACAGGTGCTGCTAACCAATTCTTAGAGCAAATGAGAAACTTAGAAGAAGCACAAAGAAAAGGTATTGAAGTTGAAAAAGAAGCTGTAAGGAAAAGAGCAGCAGCAATTGATGTTGAAGGCGCGCAAGCAGAGTTTGATGCAGCAAAAGCAGCAGAACGTGGTGGTTTCTTAGGACTACCAATCTTTAGAAGTGAAGAAGCAAAGGCAGCACAAGAAAAATTCTTGACAGAGAAAAGTGAGCTAAGTGCTGCTGAACAACAACGTCAAGATATATTAAATGAATTAAAACAAGACGCATTGCTTATTGAAAGATATCGACTTGCTCAACCTGAAATAGAACCAGTGGTTCCAAAACAACCTGCTCCCGATGTGCAACCAGCAGGTGAAAAGCCAGAAGCAAAAGCAGCATTAGTAGCACCTGAACCGTTTAGGCCAATTACAGATGGTGGAATGAAAAGTTGGGAGTTTAATCCTCAAGCAATGACAATTACGTATATCAAAGCAGATGGCACACTTGGTGATACAGTTTATGATGCAACTGGTGTATTACAAGGCACAGCAGGTAATAAAGCATCACAAGCTTGGGCTAAGGAAAATGCAACAACAATTACAGAATTAGCAAATCAGCAAGCATTATATAACGCTCAGGAGAAAGAATAAATGGACCCAAATCCTCAACCAGAATGGATGAGTGACGAGGACTACGCAGAATATATTATACAATTTAATTTTGATAGTGGTCTTGGTAGCTCTTACTTCAATAAGAAACAACAGGCAGCAGACTTTACGCTAAGAAATGCACCAAAGACTACACCTGCAGAACCTGTTGTTTTGCCACCACCTGAGCCAAAAGAACCAGAAACACTTGAAGAAACTTTACCTACAATTGGACCACAGTTTGGTGACCCAGGCTTTCAGGTTCTGTTGCCAGGTTTGACACAGTTTGGTGAAGGCACAGGTATATACAAACGTATAAGTAAAGAACAGCTTGATGAAGCACAAATTAAAGAATATAATGAATTAGTGCAAGACTTTATTACAGCTGGTGAAATGTCTGAACAAGAAGTATTGAATGAAGTAGATACAAGACTTAATGAAGCTGGATATAATCCGTTTGCTTTTGACCCGGACGAACAGCAAGAATATTTTGATGCAAGAAGGGTCGCACTGCAGGAATATGAATGGGCAGAGAAACTGGCCTATGAAACCATATATGACCCAAATCAATCACCCAGAAGACCACGTGCAGCTGCAGAATATGGCACACCGGCACCATCAATGCAAAGTGCAGGCTTAAGAGGTAAAACACCTGCTGAAATAGAAGAGATGGGCACATTAGAAGTAATGTATGATGCTGCCAAACCTCAGGTTCTTGAAACAGAACAACAAAGACAGAAAAGAAAAGTAAGAGAAGGTTACCTCAAAACATTAGAAGATATTGCAATACGTGATACAAATGCAGGTAAGTATGAAGATGTTGATATTGCACGTGGTCAAGTATATACAGACTTTTTTAATGACAAACAAGGACAAGCAAAAGCACAGGCAAGAAGTAATTACAGTAAATTTACAGGTAAGCCAATAGAATTAGCATCAGCTGAAGAAGTTGATATGTTGGCCAAAGCCATTTATATGCAGTTCCTACAAAACAATTTTCCTGATGAATATCGTGAAGAAGAAAAGCGACCAGCAGAAAGAGCAGCATTTGGTATTGAAGCAGACCAAGAAGGTATGTTCTTCAAGGTTTGGGGTGATGCATTACATCGTGGCTTTTTAACAAATCAAGTAGATGTAACTGGAATACGTGGTGCATTAGAATATGTTGGTGTATTGGAAGACCCTGATTTAATTACAGAAACTATGGCAGGTGCGCTGGTAAGAGATATTGGTGGTATTGTTCGTGTGCCAGTTAATGTTGTAAAAGAAGCTGTAACATATGACGTCAATCCTTACACAGGTGAAGCATTAGATGATAGTGATATTGGCTTTATTGCAGTCGAACCTATGGGTAGAAAAGAAGATGCAGCTTGGGGTAAGACGGTTGTATTGCCAAATGCAGGTGTATTTGAAGATTACTTTAAAACAACAGCATATGAAATAGCCACAATGAGAACGCTTGGTGATGACATTGCTTCTATGTCAGCTGTGCCAGAAGATTATGAAACAACAGTTCGTATTGGTGGTTTGGTAACAGAATTATTAATACCAATTGACCCAACAAAATATGTGCGTGCTGTAACAGCAGTTCCAAAACTTGCAGTAAAAGGAACAGGTGCCGCATTTAAATTAGGTGATAAAGCTATTGATATAGGACGTGCGCAACGTGGTAAAACACTTGCAACAGGCACAACACCATCAACTGCTGTTGGAAGGCAAGCACAGATTGATGAGCTAACCACCAGAATGGATAGTTTGGTTGGAGCACGTAATTCAAAAGCTGTAGGTAGTCCTGAATATAAAGCCATTGATACAGAAATTGACGCAATATTTACAAGAAAAAGAACATTAGAAAAACGAATGGCAGCTGTTGAAGCACGTGGTAAAAAGATAGATGATGTGCAAACAAGAGCAAGTCAGTTTATTGACAGTCCAATTAAAGAAAGTATTTACATTGCAAAGAGACGTGCAAACTTAGACAAACCAATTCGAGCAGCAGGTTTAGCAGAAGATATTGATGTTGATGTATTTTTACGTGTAAATGCAGATGAAGTGCTGGATGCAAACTCATATGCAATGCGCTATGCAGACAATGTTGGCCAGTTTTATGAGGACCTGATTGATACAGCTTTAGGGCTAAGCACAAGAGGTGCGACACGCCTTGCAGATTATGGCATAGATGCATCCAAAGCTGGTCGCCTTATAAATACCTTAGCACAACAGAAAGGTATCGCAGGACGTCTTGGCAAGACTGCACAAAAAGAAATAAAAGCATTCGAAGGTTATGCAAAAGGTGAAGCAACAGCAGAAAAATTAATGCAATTTAGAATGGAACGCGCACTTGGTGATGCACCAAATCCATATGTTAATGCAGTTAAAGAACAATTAGGCGATACGTTTTATGCAGACTATGTGCCACTTACAAGCAGACTTATAGTATCAAAGAAAGCTTTCAAAGAAATGTGGCCTAAATTATCTGAAGCTATAGCAAATGCAAGAAAACAATACTTGTTACCAAATCCTGATGATATTAATAAACCAATGATGCTTACTGAAGAAGGTTTGCAGTTTCTTAGACAACGCAATGCAAACTTCAGTGGTCCAGTTGGTGAATTATTACGTAACCACGTAGGTGACCTTGCACTTACAGAAAGACAAGGTATAATTGTTGCAGAAAAATTAGCAGAAGCAATAGCAACAGATATGATACCACGTGCAGATATAATAAGACCAGCTACAAGTGGTGTTGTAACAACACGTGCATTTGAGCCACAAGGTAGAAGACTATTTAGTGAAGGTATATTCGAAGGCACAATGATTGGTGCAAAAACAGTTGTTAAAGCAGCCAAAGAAAATGTATTGGTGCCAATTGCAAAAGGTTTTGTAGAAAAAGTAACAAGAAGAAAGTATCAAGGTTTTACCAATCCACCTACACAAATATGGGCAAACAGCACAGCAAGAGGTATTGAAGAAGGTATTGCTGCTTTAGATAATGGTTTCTTCAATGCAGTTAGTGGCTTACGTGCAGAACTAAAATCAAGAGGTGCTGCAAGAAATCTTACAGGTAGAAGTGACGAAGCAGGTGCAGAATTAGTATTTAGTTATATGTTCAGGCAAGCAGCACGTGGTGGTGACCCAATGGATTTTGCAAGAGATGCAGGTCGTTTGGTTGATGAGCTGGATGAATTAGCACAACCAGCAATAAGAAGTGAAATACCTGAAGCATCAAGAGCAGAATTAAGGGCACTAAAAGATAGACAGGTAGAATTACGTGAAGCTTTTGAAGCATCTGAATTAGAATTAAAATCTGCACAACTTACAGCTCCTGATGCAGCAGATACATTAGCGTTGGAAAACATTGCATTAAAGCAAGCAGAAGAGATGGAAGATATTGCAGGTAGAATAGCTGGTATAGAAGGTGCAAGAGTTGAAAGAGAAGTTTATGAGTTAGGCACAGAAAGTGGCAAGCTAAATATTGGTTTGTATGAAATGCTTAAATACTATATTGGACCAGGCATTAAAACAGATACAGACTTAATTGTATTTAATGAAAAATTTAGAGAAGCATTTGAAATACAAACAAGAATATCAGCTGAACGTATGAGAACATTGACAGGTGTAGAACGTAGCAGGTCTCTTGAAATGAACCCAATCAATATGCAAAGCCAGTTAGGACCACAAGACGCATTTAGCACAGCAAGAATAAATGCATTTATCGATAGCTTGCCACCTACAATGAGAGAAAGCGAAGTAATTAATCAGGCTTCTCTTGAAAGCGCAAGGTTCTTAGGTGCAGCACCAGCAGATGTAGAAACTGCAGTCATACAATATATTTTTGGTAAGTCAAGAGATAAAATTGTAGAACGTGTAATTGCTGATGAAATTAATCGTGGTGGTGTAGGTTTTATTACAAAAGCAGATTTAGCACAAGAGGTGCAACTTACAGAAATAGCAAGAGTTCCGAAAGGACATCCTCTTGAAAACGCTGCAGCATTTGAAGAATTAGGTGATGTAGCACCACGCACATTGGAAAGCTTTGAACGTATAAGAAATCCTGCTGTTATAATCAATAGACAAGTTAATACTTACATTGCAACATCAGCAGGACAACAAGCACGTGCAGAACTTATAGCTGCAACAACACAAAACATAATGAAGTATGGTGACATTACACCTGATGAAGCATTATATAATGCCTTTGACAAATTTATGAATAGTGTAAAAGCAGGACCTGGTCGTAAGTTAATGGACGAAATACGTGATAATGCAGGCCGAACACAAAATATAAGAAGAAGTAGAGCAGGTGCCGGCGAAGCAGTTGTAGAATTAGACATACCACAATCACCATCAGAAATGTTTAGAGGTGTATTGGGTGATGGTGGTGAAGCAATGACACCTTACTTGTTTGATGATGCGTTACGTGAAATAGTTGGCTCATCACCATTTTCATATACGGCCGGCTTGCAAACAAGTGGTATTGCAGCAGGTTATATGAATGATGCAGAATTCTTGCAACAAATACAAGCAGTATTGTTACGTGTTGGTGAAAAAGAATTTGCAGTTACAGACAGATATACAAGAAACTTGTTAATGAGATTGCAAGCAGACTATGGTGCTTTGGCATTGAAGGATAACTACTCAGGTTTTAGTGCAAGCTTTTATGATGTAAGAAGACGTGACCCGACATTTATGGGTAAATTGCTTAGTGACTTAGGAATGATAACTCGTGGTTTAAGACGTAACATTGTATCTGGTCAGCTGGCTGGTAAATTTTTACCAAACGTGCCATATCAGGCAGAAAACATTATAACTGCACCTTTAATATCAAGTGTAACAGCACCTGATTATCTCAACACAGTTATGAGGCAACAAGGTAGAATTGGTGTTGGTGTTATGTCGCTTGGAACTGTTAAGATGACACCTGACCAATTGATTAGACAAGCAATAAGAACTGGTAAAGCTGATGATGTATTCTTTACAACCAGAACTGGTGAAGCAATAACATACAGAAGAGCACAAGACTTGTTGTTAGAAAACAATACAGGTCGCTCACAAAGTGCATTACAATTAGGTGAGACTTTGGTTAATGATATTAAAGCAGCTGCCAGAACTTACAGCTTAAACATCCCACAAGGTATGCCAAAAACAGGCCGTAACCTATATGTGCAAATGTTAGATGCTGTCACGACCGGTAGAACGCCATCGTATGCACATTGGGCAAATGGTGCAGACCAAGCAATGCGTGAAGCAGTATTCTTTAATGCAATTAAAGATGGTGTGCAGATAAATGAAGCAGCAGCACTGGCAAGAAATGTTGTATTGGACTATGGTAAGGTGCCAGTTTGGATGAGAAGGCAACTTGGTGGTATGTTCCTTTACACTTCGTTTATGTATCGAATGTCTGCTGAAGTTTTAAATTCAATGTTTAGAGGTGCAAAACAGGCACAACAGGTTTCACAAACACCATTACGTATGGGTTCAACATACAACCAGAAAATTGATGGTATTGTTAGAGGCTTATTTAATGGCACACCACAGCAAAACCTTGTAAGAGCTGCAGTATGGAAGAAGTATGTGCATAATAATAATGGTCAATGGTTCTTAGTAAATGATAGCACTAAATCAACAATGTGGTCTGATTATTTAGGTGAATACGATATGACAGATGCATATATGCAAGGTATGCGTGACCCGATAATTTCTCAGGTTATAATGTTTGGTAACTTTATGGACTACATTTATCAAGGCACAGGTGTTTTAGGTTTGACTGATGCGTATCAAGATAAACCATTTGGACAACGAACATTAGATGGTTTATTAGACACATTATATTCACCAACACTTGACTTATTAATGTCAATGAAAGAAGCAAGAAGTGGCCGACGTGTGCCAGCTAAGTTTGTGCAAATGTTTAGGTTTATGGATACAGCAATGCCAGGAACTTGGGGTAGCATACAACAATATTGTGACATTGAAGTAATTAGAGACCCAGAAAAGATGCGACCTGGTGAGCCAATATTTGCAGAACCAGGAACAAGAGGTGTGCAATATAAATTCAGAACACAAGAAGGTGTCCAAAACTTTATACAACTTAGTTATATGATGCAAATTACAGGCTCGCAAAGAATTGGCCAAGACATTACTGGTGCTTTAATGGCAATGGATGCCTTGCCTGATGGCAGCTACTTCTTTAGATATTCAGCAGATGCACCACTACCTGAAGGTGTGCAAGAAAGAGATAGTGATGGCAATAGTTTGTTAGATGGTGCTGCTTATATGATAATTAGAAATAGGCCTGTTCGTGTTCCAAAGGAATGGGAAGCATATGATAGAGTTATGAGAGCAAACAAAGCCAAACTTGAAATGAAAGGCAAACGAGGTAGATAATGGCAGCAAGAGTTAAAAAGAAAATGTTACCGTGCAACAAACCAAGACGAAGCACAAACCCGAAGAAGAAGAAGATGGTGAAGGCTTGTCAAGGTGGCAAAGAAAAATTAATACACTATGGTGCAAAAGGTTTTGGCCATAACATTAGTAAAACAGCACGTAAATCATTTAGAGCCAGACACGGTTGTGATAAACCGGCAACAAAGAAAAATAAATTATCAGCACGTTATTGGGCTTGCAAGGACCTTTGGTCAGCTGGTTCGCCAAAGAAAACTACAGGCACCAAAGGACGTGTAGCCAAAAAGAAGAGGAGAGGTTATGGCAAAAAGAAAAAATAAAATGCTTAAGAAAGTTGCAAAGCAGCTGAGGGGTGCCAGTAAAATGCACGCCGCACAAGCAGCCAGAATTGATAAAGCATTGAAGCAAGGGAAGAAACGTGCCAAGAAAAGTAAAAAGAAAAAGTAAGAAGGCATTACCAAAACAATATAAAGCGCCTAAAGGCAGCCGAAGGGCAGCTCTGTTGAAGAAGGCAGCAAAATTGTATAAGTCTGGTAACAAGCAAGCAGCATTTAAATTAAGAGAAAAAATGGAGGAACGGGAACGTGCCAAAAAAAGCAAAAAGAAAGCCGGCAAAAAAACGAAGCGTAATGGATACGCTAAGAAAAAAAGCCGCAAAAAGTAAGAAATTTACCGCATCACAACTTAAGAAAAGTTATGACAAAGGTTTGGCAGCATACGCGAGCAGTGGAAGTAGAAAGGGTATGTCATCACACCAATGGGCTATGGCTCGTGTCAATTCTGTTTTAAGAGGTGGTAAAGCCAGAAGTATTGACTTTCCATCGAAAGCCAAGAAGAAAACAGCAAAGAAAAAGACAACAACTCGGAGGAAAAAGAAATGAGTGAATGTAAATGTCAATGTGAGTGTTGTAAGGAAAGGTGCAAATGATTACCACCATACAAGACTTTTTAACAAAACATAAAATTAAGGTAGCAATTATAGCAGGTGCGCTTGTTATATCAACTCAATATGCTACTTGCACAGTAGAACCTGGAGGAAGCGATGCCGCAGAAGAAATACAGCAAGAAGCAGAAGAAGCTGGCTCGAATAGCTCCGCCTCGTAAGAAGATTACAAAAGCGGATTTTAAAAAACTTAAGAAGAAAAAGAAAACAACAAAAACAAAGAGGAAGAAATAATGCCTGGATATAAATCAATGCCCAAGAAAAAGAAACCAATGAAGAAGAAGCCGGTTAAAAGACCGACTAAGAAGAAAATAAAAAAGAAGAAAACAAAAATTAAACCACGCTATTGAACTAATCATTAGTGTAGTTTGCACCCAATAAATATACTTTCGCCTGGAGGAGAAGAAGATGGCAAAAACAGGAAGTTTTATTCACCGGGTGTTGAAGGAACCGTTAGTGGATTTTGGCACATCATTCGATGCAGCCAAAAAAATACTTATAAATCTTACAGCATCAGGAACATATACAACATCAAAATATAAGAACTTACCCACAACCCGCGCTTGGGGTGGTTCATTACAAATAATAAGAGTAAGCGGAACAGAAATAAGTGGAGCAGTCGGAACAGTGACTTTATCAGGTTATGCAGATGCAGCAGGAACAGAACTTCTTATTGAACCAACTCAAGCAGTTGCAATAGAAACTATGGACCATAGCTCAAGCAATCGAATATGCTCTGTCTTTTTAGTAGATGCTTACATAAATTTACCCAACGACGAGCTATACTTGTTTGTAAAAGTTGGGGCAAACACACTACGTGTTGATAAAATATACGTTAGCTGGGTGGAGTAGTTATGCCAAGAATTCAATATGCCCAAGCCTTTCAGGACCAACGCGTTAATATCATTACAGATAACCTGACAGCACAAATCGATGGAAGCACAAATTCTTTTACAACAACTCAAAACTTTTTTAGTGACAGGATATATGTATATTTGAATGGGGTGAGGCAACAATTAAATTATAACGTTACTGTAACAGGTGACAGGACATTTACATTGGAACAAACCCCATTAACAGGTGATACTCTCTTTGTAGATTATTCACCAATTTAGTGTAGTGAAGTATAGTTAATTAAGGTATAAAACTCCGGAGGTCAAAATGCCAAATATACAAATTAGAGGTGGTCAGATTAAATCGGCTGCCGTTGAAGCGAGCAATATTAATTTATCAGGCTCATTCGACTTTAGAGCTGCAAGTGGTTTGCAGTTTCTTACAAAACCTGAAGCGGATAAAACAACGTTTCCTGCTACCACACAATTCGTTCATACGATTGTTTCTGGTTCTACACAAGATGGTGTGCAAGGTGGTAATGGTATCGCGATTGATACTGGCACTTCACCTGATACTATTGCAGTAGATTTAGGAACCAATCCAGGATTACAGTTTGCTTCAAACAAACTCGTTCTTAAAGCAAAGTCTGAAACAGGTGGAACTATTACACTTGATGGTGATGGTATTTACATTGCTGATAGTGCTATTGGAAGTGCTAAACTTGCTGGTTCTATTGCCAATGCTAAGTTAGCAAATTCTACCATTTCTGGTAAAGCATTAGGAACAAACTTAGATAACCTTTCTGCTGGAAACGGTCTTGCTCTTGGCTCGGCATATAATGGTTCTGCAGCTCAAACAATGGATTTAAACCTTGATGGTTCAACCCTTGCAAAAGGTGGTTCAGGTGTTAAAGTTGCTGATGGTGGTATTGGTTCAACCCAAATCGCTAATGATGCAATTACAGCAGCAAAAATAGCTGATGATGCCGTTGGTAGTGCAGCTATTGCCGATGACGCAATTACTTCAGCTCTTATTGCAGATGATGCAGTTACAAGTGCCGCTATTGCCGATGATGCAGTAGGTAGCGCACAAATTGCTGATAATGCAGTTGATAATGCGCGTATTGCAAATGGTGCGGTTAGTATTGCTAAGTTAGCTTTCCAAGCACGACAAGATGTTTTTACTGCAAATGGTTCGACCTTAGCTTTTGCTTTGGCCAACCAGGTTGCTCCAGAATTTGAGAAATTTGTAATGGTATTTGTTAATGGTTTGATGCAATCATTGGTTGCTTCATCGCCATCTGGCCAATCCGAATACACTGTTTCAACTGCTGGCTCAACTACAACCGTTACGTTTGGTGCAAACCTTACAAATGGTGATGCTTTAGAAATCCGTTCTTTGGCGTAGTAATGGAAACGTTGATGATGGAACTCATACCTTTCCTGACTGGACCTGCAGCTGCGGTTATTGTCGCGCTGTATATGAACAGGCAATTCGTATTGTTTCAAAATTCTTCTATTGACCGTATTCTTTTGGATGCTGAAAAAGATAGGGAATTGTTTAAAGAAGCTATTACGAAACTTGACCAACGTTTGTATTTTCTGGAAGAGCAGATGAAAGAAATCAAGAGTGATATCAGAAATAAACGTTAGATTTACGACGTTGCTTCTGGAGACACTTAATGGTGTTACTTGATAAAACATATTGGGTAGCATCTTAAGTGTCTCCATTTGTATCTGGAATAGGTGTAAAATATAAACCATCTCTACCTAACTGAAGGTTTATTTTAATTTCTACTTTACCATAACTCTTAGAAACTGTATGAGCTGAGATACCGTGTCGCTCAAGTGTCCGGATTGCGGACCTGAGAGCTTTGAGGTATTGTTTGCTCAGTAGTTCTCTATTAGTTTTTTCAATTATTGCTGCAACTTCTTCGTCTGAGGGGAAATTAGGTGCATTAGTTTCCTCTTTAGATTTAGTAATGTAGATAGCCATAATGTTTCCTGATAAAATAAAAATCTACTAAAGAAACTGAAATTTAGAATTTAATTTTTGAATAGAATAAAGAAGTCTGGGTATTAAATTATTAGTTATTTCAGTATTATATTCTTTAGTAGATATAGTAATTATAATTAGATATAATTAAATTTATAAATATATTTAATATTAATATATAATTAATAACTATTAGAGAGAGTATTATTATATAGATATATTATTATTATTATTTATTATTATATATATTATACTAATAACTATTCTACTGTAAATCAATTATCCAAAAAAAAATAAAATAAATTATTTATTATACAATTAAAAATTACTTAGTATTATAGATATTAATAATATAATTATATATATATATATTAAGAGAGAGGTATAGAGTATATGATAATATTTTTATTTGGTTTCTTAACTGGAACAATAACTACATTCTACATTATGGGAAGAAGATGAATACTAAACTAAAACAAGAACAGAAATTCTGTAATAAGTGTGAAACAACACTTCCCCTCAGTGCGTTTTACGCTGATAAGACTTCAGTTGATGGGAAACAAAGATATTGTAAGAGCTGTGTAAAGAATTATCAAAATAACTTTACTTCAAAATACTCTAAGAAAAATATAACACGTCTCCTCAGTGACCCGAAGGTGTCGATACAAAAATTAAGAAATTATTTTGGAGTTTATGTAGAGGAAGAAGAAGAATAAATCTAAAATTATAATAATTTTTTTTAATATTTACAAGTAAAAAGGAAAAATAACACATACTTATATCCTGAATAGGAAAAAAATCTGGCATTCTATGCACAAGGTTTTTCTGAAAAGGAGTAGGTATGAAAAAACAAGACAACAATTGGCAAGACAGTTTGGAAACTGGCACAAAAGGTGAAGAAGAAGTGGTAAATCATATGAACAAAATCAAACCAGAATGGAAGGTAACACATCAGGCAGGTGCAAATAAGCTTGATGCTACTTCAGTTATTGGTGGATGGGAAATAAAAACATATGATGACTGGTATAGAAATCCTCTAATTGAAGTAGCGTGTGTATCAGGTGTAGGTGACACGATGTGGAAGAAAGATGATAGAATTACAGTAATATGTCTTAATCACTTTGGCTGGCTTCATATGTATAACGCCAATAAAATGCGTGATGAATGGAAGAAGGGGACATTTGAAAAACACGCATATACAAAATGGGTAGAACAAGAAGCAGGTGGTAGAAAGAAAGAGATGCAATTCTTCTCCATCAAAGATTGCTCATCACTACCTCAACACTTTTGCAATTGGGATGACGACCCCAAGCGTTGGAATATGGCAGTTGAATTTGAAGGGAGAGCAAATGACAACCCATATATCACATCAATCCCTATGCAAAAACGTATTGCACCCCTACCTAAAACCATTAACTTAAAGCTGCTTAGAAGTGTCTTCAATGAACTACAAATTGGCAAAGGTTAAAACATATAGGAAACGTGATACAATAACACCACAAACAACGTCGTTCATTTCATAAAAAAACAGGAGAGGACATAATAAAATGGCAGAAGATAAGAACATTAACAACATACAAGAGTTGATAGACACACTGGAAGATATACTGGATGAATATACAGAACTATACCAGAGACGTGACATAATCAACATCATCAGGTTTTGTGAGAGACAAAGAGACGCAGGTAGAAAACTAAATGACATCATATTTTGGCTGAACAAATTAGGTAAAGACGCACAGGTAGATATCAATACATTAGTGGATGCATATGAGTAGAAGGTGGCTAAAGGTATGTCCCAAATGCGGCATAAACAAACCAATCTATTTATTTGGGATGCGTAAGATGAAGAAGACATTAAAGAAGTGCGGCACAATACGCACATATTATTACCCTCAGTCATATTGCTACGACTGCAGACATTAGGAAAGAAGATGAGCTACATAAACAAAGAGAAATTAATAACAAGACACGGTGACAGGTGGTGGGTGTCAAGAATGGAAGGCAGCACAATGAAGATATTTGTAGGTGAATACAAGACCTATGAAGAAGCGAAGATAGCACACGCTGTAGCAACCGAACACGCAGCTGCAAGAAAGCGCTGGCTGGATGCACACAACGCACGCCTCAAACAAGATATTGCAGACGTAATTGCGGCAAGCAAAGAGAAAAAAGACATTGATAAAATTTAAATGTAGTGGTTGCGGTGCCTGTTGCTATTGGGCAGCAAGACTAAAACAAATGCCTATGAACCCAGACACAGGTGCCTGCATACACTTAGATGTAACAACAAAAGAATGCGCCATATACGACACCAGACCTGACATATGCAAAGTCAATAGGATGTATGAGATAAACTCGGGCAGCATAGATAATATAAAATTTACAAGAAAAGAATATTACAAACTCAACACATTAGCGTGTCACACAATGATAGACCACGAAGGAATGGACGCGAAGTATAAGATAGACATAGGTGAATATGACAAAGATAATGGATGAACTACAAGGGTTGAACAAACAAGAATTACTACAGGTTATTGATTTACTACAGATACGCAACAGTAAAGCCGAAGCCGACCTGTATGACATACTCACGATGATACGTGCAAATAAAAGAGCAAGAGGTCGTGCTTAGCAGTCACGCCTTTTTCAGCGCATAGCCTCCGGCTTTTACGCTTATCTTCAGGCTACCCCAGTTGTAGTCTGTTTTTCTTTTGGAAGGGTCATCTACTTATCTTTATACAGAGCCAACGAGGATACACGAGAAAACACGATTTACACGAGGTCACCGGTTTTATCATCACGTATTACACAGTATCACCACATCCATCCTTGTCCATTTAGCGTATGTTTATATCATACACCACCAGCCATAGATTTACAAGAGTTTATTAAAGTTCTACCAGCGGCAAGGGTGCAGGCCAGACTGCGTCAGTAAGTCGGTCAAACTGATAGCCAAAAGTTGGGGTAGAAAATAATAATTTTTTCATTGTAAATTCCAATATACAGTTAATTATACTATTTACAATTAAAAGATAAAATAAAAATAATTAATTTTTTATTATAAATTTAAATAAAACAGGTTATTATTAATCATAACCAAAGGAGGTATGAAATGAATTTTACGGCAAAGATTAATAAAGGTGATTTGATTGAAAGTGTTTATGAAGGAGGTGGGTTTGGCCTTATAACAAGGAAGGAATATATATGGGTGGATGAAGATACAATAGATAATTTTACAGGTGAAGGTGAATTCCTTTATGATTTAGATATAGGTGATTTTGCCTTTGATTGTAAGGATGATAAGTATAAGGTTTTACAATTTGATATTCTTTATCAAAACAACCTTTTCACCTTATATCATTTCCAGTTAGGTATGGATTGGTATGTTTGATATTTACAATAATAAATAAATTAATTAATATAATTTTATTTTGTAAAAAGTGGTGGTATGATGTATAATAGGATATATATACAATAAGGTCCTGTTATATGTTATACCGTGTTGTGTATTGTTGTCGTAATGTGGTATAATATATTGTAACAATAGGGTCCCAATATTGTAAATTTATAGTATGTAGTAGTAGCACAGAAAAATGCACCACTCAGAAAACGACAAAAAAATACCCGGGTAAAAAAATGAGCACTGGCAAGTTAAACAAAGCAGAACATAAGAAACGCAGTAAATCATATCAGGCACAATTAAAAGACGCTATATACAAAGGTGATATGGAAGGTATCCTACGTAGTGTTATGTTATTGGCTGTAAAGAATAATGATGCTGATGATTGGAAAGCATCACCACGCACGTTTATGGAACTGACACAGGTCTTGTTAAAGTATAGACAAGAATTTGGCGGTGAAGAAGATATGACTGATATCCTTCGTGTCATAAGCGGTGGCGATGAGTGAAAGTAAATAAAACAATATTAACAATGTTTAAGAAGGACCCCAGAGCCTTCTTTAAGTTTTTAAAAGTAATGGACAAGGCATCAGGCAAACTCGTGCCCTTTGTCCTTAATGACGAACAAGAGGAATTATTAGATGTCTTACTCAAAGAAAAAAGAGTTATTGTCCTCAAAGCCAGACAAATCGGATGCAGCACGCTGCTCCGAGCGTTTTACCTTTGGAAGCAATACTGCAGCAACGACCCGACAACCCACGCCATCATTAGCTACACACGTGATAGTGCCGACCACCTTCATTCAATGGACAGAGAATTCTACTTCAAGCTCCCTAAAGCATTACAACGAAAGCTTTCACGAAGCTCAAATAGAACCCTCCAGTTTGCTGATACAAAGTCAGTCCTTAGAAGCTTCACAGCCGGAGGAAAAGGTGGCGCAACCAGAAGTTTCACCTTCAACAGCGCACACATTAGCGAGTTCGCCTTTTTCGATGACCAAGAAGACCTCCTTGCTAATGTCATCGCCTCAGTTGGCGAAGGACAAGTCGTAATAGAAACTACACCTAACGTGCCAGGTGACAAGTATCACGACTTAATCTTAAACGCAGGAACCAACGGGTGGCATCTTTGTTTCTTCCCTTGGTATAAACACAAGAACTACGCCAAGAAGTCACGGTTTCATTTAGAGAGCGTGCCTGATATGTCTGAGGATGAATTAAAGATACAAGAAGCATATGGTCTTACCAAAGCACAAATGTATTGGCGACGAACAAAGATTAATTCTTTAGGTGTAGAGAAATTTAGGCGTGAGTTTCCATCTAATATAGATGAAGCCTTTCTCAGTTCTTCCAATCTTTTCTTTCCTACCGATGTTATTGACAACTTAGACTTAATTGACACCGGTAGAGGACCAGACCATTACTACACAGAAGCGCGTGGTGACGACCAATATGCTATGGGTGTAGATGTTTCCTCAGGTGCAGGTGGAGACTACAGCACAATTACTGTTGTTTCTCGCACCACAATGCAGCCGGTCTATCATTATCGCAGCAATACTATTTTACCACACAATTTTGCAGATGTAGTATGGGAAAAGTATTGGGAGTTTAATGAACCGCTTACAGTTGTGGAACAAAATGGTGTAGGTGAGGTTATTATCGCACGATTACGAGAATGGAAACTACGTAACATCTACAAAGATAAGAATGGTAAGTATTGGAGAACAAACAAACATAACAAGATAGCTATATATGACCACCTAAGGGATATGCTTTGTAATGAGCAGATAGGTTGTATTAGTAAATTATTATGGAGTGAGTTACGCACTGTTGAAATTTCAGACAATGGTGTGCCAAATGCTATGGCAAAAGGCACACACGATGATATAATTATTAGCACTGCACTGGCATTATGGCTATGTAAGCTTAAGCCAGCACCCAGTTTTTTTGCTGTAAGGCGTGATATGATAGAAGAATTTAAAGCGAAAACAAGAGCAAAACGAATAAAAGCAAAGGGTCCATTGCCGTGGTCACCAGCAGGAGGATATTGATATGGCAAGATATAACGTTACACCAGGTGTCTTATCTCAGGTAGTGCAAGCACACAAGAGATATTGGGACGACCAAAAACGTGATATGTATAAATACAAACGTGCCTATGAATGCCGTTTTTGGGATGACTTAGATACTAATGCAGGTATTACAGTTCAAACATCAGACGGATATGGCTACATAGAAAGCTTCATAAGCTCGTTATTCACCAAGAACCCTGGGGTTGTTGTTAAGAACGGCTTGAAAGGCACAGGTGATACAAAGAAAGCACAAGCATTAGCCAATGATTTTCTTACCAAACAGCGGCAACCAGTAGAAGATGCGTCACGTTTGGCATTAATTTATCCTAATGCTTACATCAAGATGTTTCCAAAGGATGACCCAAACCTCTACAATCGTGTTGATTTAACACCTGTAGCACCTTGGAATGTTATTGCAGATAGAGATGCACTACGTTGGGAAGATAGTCGTTATGTAGGTCACGTATATTATATGTCACTTCCTGCAGCAGAAGCACGTTTTGGTGCCAAGCAATATACAGGTGTAAGTTATGACCAATACTTCGACAATTATATGAATGAAGATGAAGGTGCATACGAACAATCAGATATTGATAGTGATGCTAAGATGTTTAAATACATTGAAGTTGTAGAATTTTATGACCTACAAAATGATATGTTGTATTTTTGGTCTGAACAATGGAGTGCAACTAAGTTCTTAGACAAATCACCCATACCTTTCAGAGATGCAGACAACAATCCAGTTGTTCCAATTATACCGCTCTTCTTCAACAGGCTGCCGGATAGACCAATGATTGGTTATGCAGCAATGTCCAGAATATATGACCAGTTATTTGAAATAAATATGATAAGAACCTTTCAGGCTAATGCAGTTCGTAAGGCTTCACGTCAATATATTGTAAAGAAGGGGATATTAGATGAGGAACAGATTGCACAAATTACAAGCGGCATTGATGGTTTATTTGTTGAAATTGACGATGATGACCTTGCTGGTGCTATTCGTCCTCTACCTCAAAATCCCACCCCACCAGAATTAGAAATTTATTACAGGCAGGTGCAAGATGATAAAGATAAAGGAAGCATATTGGCCCCATTTACCCGTGGGGAAAGCACTCGAGCCAGCGCAACTGAAATCGCTGCTTTGGCTGCATACACAAGCACAGAAATTGGTCGCCTTGCGAGAGAAAGAGACCAAACAATTGAGAAAATAGCTAAGTGTTATTTAGCAATGATTGCTTTATATCTTGATGAAGACAACATAAGAGACTTGGTGTTTGTTGATGCCAAGCCAGTTGTTATTACACCTGATGATTTAAACGAAAACTTTTACGTATTTGCAGTTGATGCTGCTTCTACACCTATTTCAGAAACAGTTCGTAAGCGTGAATTTATACAGTCTATCCCCTTATTACAAGGATTAGGCGTTCCGCAAACGACGTTGGTCAAGGAGTTAATCAACACACTTGGCCTACCGGATTATATAGTGGAAGAAACAATGACTGCTATCGAACAACAGCAAGCAATGCAGCAGGCTCAAATGGAACAGGCTCAAGCAGCTCAAATGGCTAACGTAACAGCGGCGGATGCAGGAGCCGTCGAAGTCGGGCAAGATGCTCGTGAAGCAATTCAGCAAACTGCGCAACAAGTGGCACCTATTGGGCCAGCTAATCTCGGATTACGAGGCAGGAGAAACGTATAATGGCAGCATACTCATTTAGTTGTAGTAACTGTGGTTACATAGAGGATGTCATAACACGCGTAAGTTATGATGTTCATATGCGAATGAAGTTATTTAACAAAGAATTAGCCTGGGACGACCCAGACGTAATAGATAATTTAAAACTTAGAAGTGATTATTACACTTCAGATGATTACTTTCAAAGTAGTATAGAAGAATGGTGGGACAACGGTTGTCCAGGATGTGGTAAAAAATGCAAGGTTGTAGGCAAAGTAAGTGTGCCAGCAAGACACAGCAGTTGGGAAAGCACAGGAAAATATGGTGTAAATGGCACATACAACAAGGGACTTGGTTGTGTGGTGTATTCGGATGCCGATATGAGAAAAAAGGCAAAAGCAAAAGGACTGGTGCCAGCAGATGAAGTAGCTGGTGGTAGTGCAGCTTGGTCAAATATGATTGATGATAGTTTCAATCAGCAAGTCAAGCAAGCAACCTTACACGAAGATGCTATGAAAAGAATGAAGGATAGTATTGACAAGCACGGTGATGATGGACGTGCAATTGCAGAAGCATTTTCTGTAGAACATATGAAAGAAACAGGAGCGTTAGATGATAAAGCTGCAGAGTGATTTATACATACCTATATATCATTGTCTCAGATGCAACTTTAAGTTTCAAGCAGATAAACCGGTTTGCCACCTTTGTGGTAAGTCAGATAAAATAAAAAAATTAACTAAATAATTTTTCATAATATATATTAATATTGGAGAACACAATGGCCGAAGAAAGAGATGGAATGACAATGGAGCTTATGGAACGTGAGCAACCATTAGAAAAACCAGAAAATATGGACGAAATGGCACAACAAGCCGACAAATTAGAAGGAATGATGTTTCAAGCAATTGCACCAGAAGGTGAATTTAGTGCAAGTGCAACAAATACATTTATCAAAGGACTAAACGAAGCACTTAAATTATTTCCAGGTGCCGAACCAGAAGAACAAGTTACTGAAAAAATAGATGGTGCTATGCCAGAAGCTATTAGTCGTAAGCTTGGTATGGTTCTGGCTGCTTATAGTGACTACTCAGGTGACGAACAAATGGCAATGAGTGAAATAAGTAGTGATAGAGATTTAAAAGAAATGGCAGGTAAGCTACTTGCATATGCAAAAGACAAGGCTTTTCGAGCCTTTCTTGCAAAACCAATGGGTGAAGATGATATGAGAATTGATGCCATAAAGGTAGAAGTCGAAACAGAAGCACCAACTCGTCAAGCACCAGAAGGTGAAGAAGACGATTTATTAATGTCACGTATGTCATAGGAGGCAATAATGAGTGATGAAATCAGCAACACGGCAACAGGAGCCACTGCTGATACAGTCGAAGCAACAGCGGAAAATGTATCAGGAGAAGAAAAGAATTATGACCTATCCAGTAATGGAATAAAGGACCGCATTGGAAGTGCGCTACAAAAAGCAGTTGATGCTCAGCCAGCAGTGGCTAAGCAAAAAGCGCAGCTTGTAGAAGAAGCAACCATTGATAGTCTTGAAGAGGTTAATTTACCAGAAGGCACACATAAAGGTATCAATTATAATAATGTAGTTGAAGCACTACCTGAAGATGCACAAAAACTTTTGGCTAATATGCGCAGTTCATATACAAAAAAGACACAAGAACTGGCTACACAAAGAAAAGAATTACAAATGCAAATGAAAGCCTTACAAGATAGTAAGGTATATGAAAACATAAGCGAGGTTGCACAACGTGACACACAACTGGACCCATATGATACAGAAACTTTTAATTCACGTATTGAAGAAGAAGTGGCAAGACGTATGCAACAGATGATGAAGCCTATGCAAGAAGAATATCAGCTACAACAACGCAAGCAAAAGCTTGACGCTTGGACTGCTGAGCATCCAGATTTTAAAGACTATAAAACAGATATCGTTGATTTGTTAAAAAACAACCGAGCTCTGGACCTACAATCAGCCTATTACATTGTGAAAGGTAAAAGTCAGACCGAGAGTTTAAAAGCTCAACAAGCGGAACTGAAACAATACAAAGACGCAGCACGTCAATATGGTTTGAAGGTAAGTGCAGGCAACAACGTTACATCAAAACGCCCGCCAAAAGGTATGAAAAGTTATGACCTTTACAAATGGGTTAAAGATAATAACACAAAAAGGTAAATAAATGATAAAGACGATATATATTTATATACAACAGGCCCTGAATAACAGCTCACCTCAGGATAACCTTTGGACCCGGCAACGGATAACCTTAGAGCAAATCGCAATAAATAACTTAAGCTGTTAATTGGAGGAAACAAATTATGGCTATATCGAATGACGTATTATCATCGACCCTTCGTATCCTCCTGGAAGAAGAAGTAGATAACCTTTTTAAGGCTACCCCACTTCTCGACCAGATGAAGAAAAAGGGCCAGATTGATTTTTATGATGGCGGACAAAAATTAGACGTCCCCTTAATTTTGGCTGAGCATAGCTCAATCACTCAACTTAGTTCCGGATATGAACCTGTAAATCTTGCTGTGCAAGACGTTCTACGTAACGCATCTTATAACTGGTGTGACTTTGTCGCTCCAATCGTAATCACTGAGAAAGAAGAACTTTCTAATAAAGGTGAGCGCGCTATTGTTTCAATCGCCGAAGCGCGTATGAAATCTGTTATGGGTATGCTTCAACGTGAATTTGAAAAGCAGGTAGTTCAAGGAACTTCTACAATCCTTTCAGAATTAAACACTTTGAATGGACAAACTCAAGCAGGTTTCTTAGAAGAAAATGCATTTGGTGCTCAAACCAATACTGTTGGTGGAATTGCTAAGTCATCTTTCCCTAATGATTACCAAAATCAACAAGTGGATTGTGGTGGTAGTTTTGATGCTGCAACTTCAACTGCTATTGAAAACTTGACTAATCTTTATATTGATTGTCAATTAAGAACCCCAGGTGGAAGGTCTCCAGACTTAATTCTTATCTCACCTGCTGGTTATGCTGCATATAAGAAAGCTTTGTTCGCTAATGAACGTTTCATTGACGAAGCACAGCTTGATGGTGGTAGATTATCACTTGCGTTCCACGGAGCTCAAATGATGGCTGACCCATTCTTGCCGCTAAGCGCTAATGCAAACTCTGTTTTTGCTTACGCTCTTAACACTGACTATATCAAGCTCGCTATGGATAGTGACGCTAACTTCCGTATGTCAGACTTCGAAATGATTTCTGGTTACTGCGCAAGAAGTGCTAAAATCTATACTCGAGTTCAACTTTACGCTGAACATCTTGCATCGCAAGGTGTGTTGCACAACATTTAAGGGGGTTTAAAATGGCTACATCTGATTTAATTCAAAAACTATACGCTTCAGACGAAACTGGCGTTGGTGAAGATGGCGTTACTCAAAGTAACAGACGACGTATTGAACGCTTCCGTGTAAGTGAGCAAATCACAGCTGGTGCTACTGTATCACTCGATGTCTCTCAAGCAAGCAATGGCCAAAAGGCTTTTATTGTTGCTGAAGCAGACGCAAGTGACTATATTCCTGTAGGAGTATTTGACAGTTCTACCGATAGTGAGGACCCTTCTTCTGCTGGAGACGTTTTTATTAATGTTGTTACTCGTGGTATCGTAGAAGAAGCACTTACAAAAGGTGATGTAACAAACATTTCAGCTGGTGACAGACTTACGTTTGGAACTGCTGGTAAGTTGGTTCAAGTCCAAACATTCCGCTCAGACCAAAAAGAAGGTTCTGGTGGTGGTGGGGCTGGTGCAGTTGCACAACCTGACTTGGTGGTTGCTATTGCACTTGAGGCAACTTCTGCTGACGCTACTTCAAGAGTTTATGTCCTACCTAACTGGGCGTAATTTAACAATTTTTCGGAGCCTTGTGTTCTGTTCTGCTACCTTGGGGTGTATAGGCTAACCCCTCTCCTGATAAAATCGCAGAGCCCCTGGCATATGGGTTAAAATATGCCACTTTTTTAGTGAGGGATGTATGAATTTAAAACAAATGAGAGATATGATAGGAAGCATAGTTGATTATGACCCTAACGTTACCTCTTACATCAACGAACTAAATCGTATGGTGAATGAAACATACTTAGAATTTATGATGCTTCGAACTTGGCCTTGGGCTGACACAGAAGTTGATGTATATACCGTTCCGGACTTAACAGTTACGGGACTTTCTACTACCAGTTCAACAGCTGGAAACAAAATAATTGCCATTACAGGTGCATCAAGAAGAATGCGAGGTTCTATTGTGCAAATCAGCGGTGCTGCTGATGAAAGAGATAATGGTGAATTTATTATTGATGATGTATTTGGTTCTGATTGTGCATTATCAAAAGTGGAGAAAACCACAACAACACCTTTTCTATGGCCTGGTTGGCATAGTGCAAACACAAGCACTATAACTGCTAAGATAATGCAAAGATATTTACCGCTACCTCAGGACTGTAATTATCCTATTAGTATTAATATTAGAAATCCAGTAGAGTTTGGTGACACAGGATATCGAAGCTTGTATCAACTTACACGTAGAAGAGATGATGAGTTAAATTTAAAATTAGACTTAGAAGGCACACCTACAGATTGGGTAGCATATGATGAACTACCAGAAAGAGTGCAAGGTGTGAGTGATATTCCATTGGACCCAGGTGACCTAAGCATTACAGAGTTTGGTGTTGGTTCAAACAACTGGCCAGTAGGAACATATGAATTTAAATATTGTTACAATTATCGTGGCATAAATGGACCAATGAGTGATGCAGTAGAATTTACTGTTTCTCTGGCCAATGCCAACTTACGCTTCGGCACACCAGATACAACGCTTTATGGTTTCAATGGTGTAAGTAAAAGACTTTTTGTAAGAATAAAAGACGTGACCGTAAGTGGTCGCCAATATAAAGAAGACATTTTTAGAGACTGTGCAAGTAAATACACAGGCTTAACAAACACATCATCTACCGGTGAAAAGTTTCTTGAAATAGCAGATGACGACGTAAGTTTTGACTGGCCAAACTCAAACATTGTGCCATCAATAGAAAACCTACGGTCACTCAAACGTTATCAAGATAATGAAGGTAGATGCTGGCAAATCAGACTTTATCCGCACCCATCAGGCGACAGAACAAACGAAGGTGATAAAGGCGTTCCAATACGTGTTAGATATAATCAACAGGCTCCAGCACTTACAGCAAATTTTGATACACCAAAAATGCCAAGTGACACACACCGGTATCTGGTGTATAGAACCTGTGAAGATATATTTAATAAATTTAATAATGCAACACAAGCATTATATTATCAAAAGAAGGCAGACAAAGAGCTGCAACGTATTGAAGCGAAACACCTTACAACACCTGCTGGTCCTTGGATAAAGTCAAGTTTTCGCGCTGGCCCTGTTACACGCAACAGAGTTAGAGTGAATTTGACGCATTTGCCATAGGAGACAGGATGAGAAGTAAGCAGAGAACAGAGCTCGCACAAATTACAGGTATGTTTCAAGGACGACCAGAACCTACAACTTCTGGTCAAATTATATCTAATATGATGTATGACGACAAAACAAAAGGTTGGACTACAAATTTTGGATATGAAAAGTATTTTACCGGTCAAACAAATATGTTTTTGCAAGGTGGTGTAGGACCTTTTAAAAAGAATGGTCCAGTGCATTCTATCTTTTGTTGGCCATCACACAATGGTGCAAGGCAGTTTCTACTGTTCGAACAAGAAAACGAGTTGTATGAAATCAATGGTAGTTCTGAACAAGCTGAACAAATAGTAGGCAACAGAGAAGCACCACAAAGTAGTGACCCATTAACTTGTTACGAAACAGTTGGTAACTATGTTATTATAGCCAACGCAAACAATGACATTATAAAATACAGGGGTGGTGACACAATTAGTAATGTTGGTTGGAAAGAACAAACAGCACCACCAATTGTAAGAGGACCAGCAGCAGACCCAAGTAATAGAGCAGGTGGTTACTTTTTGTTTTCAACAGAAGACTACAAAAAAGCTAAATCCTCAGGTCTGGTAAGTGTAACAAGTAAAAATTACCCAGGTGTAGGTAGTAATGAGAAAGACTTTGAAAACAAATATTTTTACAAATGCACATTTGTTAATGAAAATGGTAGTGAAAGTCCTATATCTCAGCTTAGTGATAGTGTAACTTGGAAGACTACAGAGTTTGCCAAAGATGGAACCAACGTGACCTCACGCACAGGTATCATTATGGAACTGCCAATAGGTCC